TGCAATGCGGCTTTAGTTGTTTGCTCCTTGCTGTCTTTAACGACTCTTTTCGCATATTCACCTAGATCCTCTCCTTCCTCTTTCGGAAGAGTTAATGCAGACATTATGGCCTGCTCAATTCTCCAAGACACCAGTTGCTCTTTATGCAAAATTCCCTGGACGCTAGTGACCGATGGAAGCAATCCCATCTTTCTGGCATCAGCAACAGTAGTGTTTCGTTCCTTGCCATTCTTCCCTAGAATAACGTGGGCAGATCGCCCCTCGGCATCGTACCAATGGCCGCTGCTTTCAACAGTGACCAGCCTGGAACTAGCCGAGGAGCTATCCCACTTACTTGTAATAGTAAGTGCCATATAACCTAGAACGGAACTTGGTTGCCGTCTGCGTCCAATTCGGCCTTGCTGGCAGTAGGTTTCCCTGATGCCATCTGGAATTCCTTGCTGGCGCGGACCTTGTCCTGGAGCCACTCTGGAAGAGCAGCGAAGACTTCGTTCTGACCATTCTCAATCTCGTAGAATACCTGCGAGTTGACTGTTTCTTTCGGAGCAGTCATTCCCTTTGGCAATTTGCCAATGGCGCTGATCGCGCAGTACTGTCTGCCAGCCTGAGATGTTTTGTGCATCAGGTTTAGCAAGGCTGCCTTGCCAAGCAGATTCTTGAGGCTGAACGAGGCCAGCTCTTTCGATGTGAAGGCTGCACCGCGCCAAGACTCAAGGTGCTTGCGGAGTGTGGCACGCTCTCCAAGCGAGCGAGTCAACTCAAGACTGACCATCATAGGCTTGGTAACCTTGGTGGTCTTGCCATTCTCTACAACCTCCCCTTCGATCACCTGGTCAGGCAATTCGAAGGTTAGTCGCACCTTGGGAGATATCTTCTTCTCTCCATCCCAATTGGTTTCTTGAAGTCCCATATCAATCAATTGGACCAAGACTCCCATCGTCGATCCTGCTTCAGGCAGTTGACGTTCTGTTGCTTTTGCCGATTCACTGAGTGTTAGGCTCATTTATTTCGTACCTTTCTTTTTTTGGTTTTGGTTTTTGTTTCAGGGGTAAGTTGGACTAGGACTGAAAACAGTTTCTTATTTGTTGGGATTAGTAATTGAGATATCAGGTTGTTGTACATAGAATCCTTTCGCGACTGCTGTGTGTGTTGGTTGGTTTTGCGCATATTCAATAGTGACATTGGATGGCGCGATTTGTCTAGCTAATTCGCAGACGCTATCTGCGGTCATAATAACGAGCCATTCCTTGCGCCCATTGCGCCGAAAGAATACCGCTGGAATCTTGCCTGCTGGGCAGTCTCGCTTGGACTGTTCCATCCACTCCTCTGGCTTTAAAGCCTGACAGCGTTTCCCCTCGATATGGAATGGGAAGTTTTCGCACACCACATCCCCTGATCCACCCTCTGGATTGCCTGCGTATTGTTGGGATCTGCGAGCCTTCTGCCATCCTTGCTCGCGCAAATAATTTGCTAGTTCACGTTCTCCTGCTGCACCCTTTGCCCTGCTGTTGATTTTGCCCATTGGTTGGGTTTAGCCAACCACCTACCCCCAGGTCGAGTATTTATTTAGTTACGCCAAGTCTTATTAGCGTGGCTAATATCCTCATTAAATCTTCTAATCATTGCCAGCATAGTCAGTTTCTCTACAATCTTCTTGTTCTTCTTGACCCACGCCACAGCCTCATCGAAGGATTCGGTATCCTTCAGCCCAGCCTCGAACTTGGCCCACGCCTCTTTCTCGGTCATAGGCTCTTGAATACACGCCAACCGCCACCTGTCGATGGGCAAAGCTTTGTTGTTAACGATCTGCATTTGGCGATTGGCAATAGCCAGAAAAGGTCATCACTCATTCCCCAACACGCAACATAATCCACACCACTAATCGCTCGCTTGGGGATATTGAAGCCATTGCCTACGCTGGTTGTAAACCGATACTTAGTGCGTCCAGGTTCTACGGCTTGAGCAGTCTTAACCTGGATGCGATAGAACTTACCATTCTTCTCGGCCACCACATCGTACCCAGCAAAATCCTCGTAGGGCGTAAGCACGTTGTACCCGCACCGCAGCAACGCGCCAGTAACGCGAGCTACCCCTACTGCTCCAACTTGGCGTGATGTTAATTTCATCCTTGACGGCTTTCGGTTTGTCCTAGATACTTTTCACTATGAAAGCAATAACAATGATTGTAGTGACGGCGATGCTGATGGCATCGGTGATGGCTGATGATGAAACCGAAATGAACGACTTCATTGGAGGAGTCTATCGTGGAGGCGGAAATGTTCATAGGGCTGGTAGTGTAATTATGACTGAAGATGGATTGATATTTAAATCTGGAAGCAGGTTCATTTATCAAAATGGGCAGGTTTGCCAGCACGTTGGATCAACATATATTCGCGAAGATAATAGCGTTGTTGTTCGCGCTGGTAGTGCATTTGTGTCAAATGATGGTTTAACCGAAAAGGTTGGGTCTTGCTATATTGGTCCAGTTAATTCATTTACTGCTGGATCAACCACAGTAAGACAAGGCTGGGCAAGCCGTTAACCCTGCCCAAAGGTTGACAATCTATTCCTAATCCTAGCCTCTAGGCCAGGGATGAACTTCTTTCGGTTTGAATCAAGCTCCGCGCGCCTATACTCATCCTGCAATTGAGCATCGCTGGCCGCACGCATTAACGCTCTTGGCTCAACCTGGTTAATGGCTGCTAGAGTTTTAGGTCCAAGCCCACCATCCACAGACACCTTCTGACCAAGTGCATTCAATCCTTGCTGGATGTACTTCGTTGCACCGCCCAGCCCACGATTAAACGCGAGATCCTGCGTGAATGGTTGGAGTGCTTGAGGGAGTCTTTCAACGAGTGGCGCGGTATATCCCTGGATGTACTCTGCCGCTGCTTTCGCTCTTTCTTGCGCTGGGAGCGATGAGATGGCCTTGAATGCTTCTGGATGGTATCGGTCATTGATTCCAGCTACTTCAAAGTTTCCACCCATATCACCAGTTGGCAACTTGTAGACTGCAAGATTCCCCTGCTTATCCTTTCGAGCCTCCCACTCCACGGTTTGTAATGGTAGAGGAAGCTCGCCAGATGGCTGCTGTGCTGGTGCTGTAGGTGGCTTAACATATTCACTCATAGGTTCTATCCTTGCGGTCTGTTCTAGTGGTTGCTGTTGTGGTTTTGTGTAAGGCTCAAACTCCATACGGATCGCGTTATTACGATCCTGCTGGCTTAATCCAGTTTGGCGTGACGCTGATCCAGAGATGTCAAATTTAGCCATTTATTCTCCTTGTTGCATCATAAGCTCGCGGCCTATCTCTTGACGCTTTTGCATCTCCTCTGGAGATAGCTCGCGCCTCATACTTTTTGTGAGTGACTTGCTGATCTTGTAATCTCTGTACTTATTGTTTGCTATGGCCGAAGCATTGTCTACGCCCATCCCGCCAGCACGCATTGCGGAGATAGCCTCAGACCTGGACAGACCCAGCAACATAGCAGCGTGAAAGTCTTTGTTTGCTTCATCGAACATAACCTTTCGGCGGTTCTCCATTTTGGCAAACTGCTCGCGAACTTTTGACTCTGGAACATTGCCAACCGCGCCATAGGTTTCCGTGAAGATCCTACCGACATCGGCCATATCCGTATTAAACCTGGATGCCTTTGATTCTAGGGCTTTGGATACGTTGATGGATTGAGGACGGATACCGAACAGTGCGGACAACTCCTCGGATGGCTTGTAGATACGACCATACTTGGAAACGGTTGTGTCGGGTTGACCAGTTAGAGCATATCCAATCCTGCGGATTTGAGATACTGTTGCAGGTTCGTTTTGACGAAGAAGATAAGAGATTGTGTCAAGCGACTGATCGGTGAAAGTGTCTTGCGGATTACGGATTGTCCTGCCTTGCGGGGCTTTCCCGTAGTATGCGGATATGATCGAGTTAGCCAAAATGCTTGGACCAATATAAGACTCTGTAAAATCTTTAATTGCTCCAAGTATTGATTCTTCTGGATCTCTTCCAGAGATGGCTGCTTGTGCAGGTCCAAAGAATATCTCGTAAGGGCTAGTGTAGGATACGTCTATATACCCAACGTCCTTGCCATCCATTCCAGTAGGCATAAGAGAAGCGTTCTTTTGATATGGGGCAACGAATCTTCTAAGCGCATCCACTTTCCTATCGTTAAATCCAGTAGCCCACATTCCAAGCCTAACAACTCCAATTAGCGCGGTTGTTCCTAGAAGCATTCCAGCCACTCTCTGGAATGCGTACCTTCGCATACCAGGTGTCTTAAAATCTTCGGCTGCATATCGCACCGTATTGGGAAGAATCCTCAACATTTCAGAAGGCCAAGATACAAACTGCCCAATGAGTGGTTGCAGTCGAAACGCCTTAATAATCCTTGGCACGCGAGAGTAAGTTGGCCTTGTGTTCTTTACGCGCTCGGCTGCGATCACCTCTGCTTCCTGGCGAGACAACCCTCTCCCATCCATAAGTTGCTTCGTTTCGTTCTCCCAGGCCATTAGCTTGAATAAATTGTCACCAGCGCGGTAAGTTCTGTTTAATGCCTCAACACCCTTCTTTAGAACATTTGCGCTTTTGCCAGCAAGTTCTTCAGCAAGGTCAATTGTCGAACCCTTGTACTGCTGTGCATCCTTGAGCATTTGCGTAAATTCATTAAGAACAGTGTTGTCGTACACGCCAAGCTGGGCAGCGCGAGTGAGGTATGCTCTGCCTTCCTTTGTATCCATAGAAGGAACTCCAAATTCAGCTAATATTGTTCTAACTGGTTTTAGATTCCCACCGAAATTGAAGTTTCCGTTTACAACCTCGATCAATACGTTTGAAATAGGATTCCTAAACTGAGCCTGGATACTTCCAACTGTCTTGCCCCACTTGACCCAGGCGTTTGCCATTGAGTAAAGCTGGAATGCCGTCCCGCCTTTATGGAACATTTCAAAATTCTCAATTGCATCGACAAGCTCTGGCTCTGCGTAAAGACCATTCAATGGCGAGCGCGTATCAGAACCGTCCGCAGCAATTTGCTTGACAGCAGTTCCAGTTGGCTTGTCAAAGAAAAGCTTATTTGCAATTCCAAATTCTTTCAGTTTGTTCAACTGCTCTTGGGATTGGAGCAAGTTAATCATCTTGCTTGCTGATCTTGCGTAATTGATGATTGGATCTGTGTACTCGCCCATCAAATATCTGATCTGTTCTGGAATATCTTGTCTTGCCTTTGTGATTCCAAGCTTCTTTCCAATTCCAGAAGCTTGTATCATTGATTCCATTGGTTTATCGCGGCCTTGCTCGACTATCTCCCTAATCCTGCCCTGCACTTCTTCTTCGGTAATGCCTGGATTCTGAGCCTTTAGCTCATTGCGAACAAATGTTTCAGCCTGGGTATACTTGGCTAGATCCCTTTTCTTTAGCAGTTCCACATTGAACTTTGGATTATCAAACTTCTCGTAAGAACGAGTCAGATACTCACCCTTATTCATTCTGATAATGTCGGCCTTGCTCATTCCAGAAGGGCCAACCTCCTGCGAGAACACGCCAGATTGGATTAAGCCTTCCGATAGGTTGTCTAGTTGACGGCGCATTTGTTGTACGATTGGACGTAAAGACTCTGGAAGATTCTCGGCAGGCAGGTAACCACGCAGGACTTGGTCTACCTGGAGCGACTGCTGTGGAGTTAACTTAGGCTTGCCATTAAGCTCCCTGGCGGCTTTGGCTAGATCCTTCAGCGTGAAATCAATCTGCTTGAGCATCGCCTGCGTGCGCGATCCTTTGGCTTCCATAATATCAAACATCTCTTTGGGAAGATTGCCTTCCGTGGTAAGCCACTTCTGCGCTACTTTTGCCGCACCTTCCTGCACATCGGAGACAACAAACCCAGCCTCACCAGGCTTGCCGCGCATAGGGCGAGGGATGGTGGGTTTCCCAGTAGGACCTTTTTCTATTTTCTGCCTAACAAGATTTGCAGTTTCTTGATTTGGAGCAGTGATATTTATTTTTACCTTATTTGGTAACTCTATCTGTTCTTGAACTTGTTCTGGCACAGCCACAGCCTCTAGGTCTTGCCTCAACGCTCTTTGCCCCTGGGGAGACTGCCTAATCCTCTCCTCCATACCCTTCTCTAATTCAATTACTGCGGCTGCTTCTTCTGCTTTCTTTGTCGGCCTAAACTCACCCTCGGCTGGTAACGCTAACCTTTCTCCACTAGGCAACTGCGTCCTTGGCGTAACAATTGGACCTTCGCGTACAATCTCACCCTGCAATCCGCGAGTGTCTGGAATAATTGCCTCACGATTGATACCCTGGGATTCGGTTGTAAATACGTTTGTCTTCGGTACTGGATCGTTTAGGTCGACCAGGCTTTCCTGCATTGGAGTAATAATTCCACGCCGTTGCATCGCAGCCGTATCAGCTTGCGTTCCACGCACGTTCCCGCGCACGCCAGACTCTGGCAATTGTTCCTGCGGAACTACTGTGGCTGGCCTAATCGGACGCTCTTGTGGCTGTTGGCCTACTGGCTGAACTTCGGTTGAAACTGTTTCTGGAAGCGATGGTGCTTGTAGCTGTTGTTCGTAGTAAGGGCGAACTTCTGGTTGAGCAGGCTTGGGCGCGCCTTGCTCAAGGTCTACTTTATTAAGAACAGTTCTTCCACCAAGCAGTACCTCGCTTCGCTTGGCTCGCTCAACTCCAGTTGTTTGCGTTGATCTAGCTTCGTTTAAAATTTCCTTCCAATCTTCGCGTTCAGCGCGGCTTGCCCTTCCAGCCTTAACCTTATAATTCAGATTCTTAAATTCTTCAAAGTTATATCCTTTGACTCTGCTTCCAGAGGCTATTCCAGCATATAAACCACCAAACAAAGCATCTTCAGCAATTGTGCCTGGAGAAACTTCACCTCCAGTAACTGCTCTTAATCCAGTTCCAACTCCAGCACCAACTACGGAAGAAGTTACAACTGCCTTGCCAAGTTCTTGTGCGGCTCTCTTTGCACCAAGTTCTTTAAACAAGGTTGTTCCAGCCCTTGTCAATCCAGTTACACCAGCCACAACTCCAGGTGCGTATTCTCCAGTGGCAGCATAACCTGGCGCAAACTCTCTTGACCTGGAAACCTTTGGAGTAAATTTCTGTAGACCAGCCTCTGCCAATTCTCCACCAGCTATTGCTCCGCCAACGCCTCCAGCAATTGCGCCAATTGGTCCTCCTACTACTGCACCACCAAGTCCACCAGCAATACCGCCCATAAGCGAGGCCGACCCCTTGACCAAACCAGCGGTAAGTGCAGCAGCCTTTACATTTGCAGGAACATCGACTGCCTGCGTGTTTACGAAATCATCAATTTCAGCGTCCTGCTCTGGTGTGTAATCTTTGAGGGTGGATGCGTACTGCTTGGTTTCCGCACCCCATTGGCGAGCCAGGTCAACCTGCTCTGGATAGGTTAGAGTCTTGTAGTCTTCGCTTTCTTTAATCTCAGCCCAAGCAGGCGGGTTTTCTGGTTTGGGTAACGGCTCTGGCTCTAACGGCATCCCTGCCAGTTGCCTAATACGATTGGCTGACGATAGCTCTAGGGCTTCAGCCATTTTATCTACCTGTCTTTGATTTGATATAACTTGAGGCTGTCGGTTCTTCGGATTCACCAAAGAAATTATTTAATTGTGTTTTAATAAATTTTGGAGTTGACGGATCTCTCCACATTCTTTGTGCTTGTTCGTTTGTATAGGAAATTGTACTCATTCCATCGCTTGATGTAAGGACAACCTTACCACTAGATTGTGCCTTGAAAAGATTTTTAGTCACATCAGATCCAGCCATTTTAACAGCCGTATCTGGATCATAACCTTGAGCTATGTAAGCTTTTGTAAGTTGTGGAACTTGAGCCTGGAAAATTTGCTGGTTAATATCTGCGGTTGTTCTGCCAACCTCTGGAGCAAGAACGGTTTGTTTTACGCCTCCGACATCAACGCTTGCAGTAGGAAGCAAGGACTTCTCGCCAGCGGCAAAATTCATTGCGGCATCTCTTCTCGCTTGTCTTACTCTTGCCTCAACATCAAGCTCGCCTTGCATCTTAGTAGCTTCAAGAATGCTTGGCCCACCTTTTGCAATCATCCTTGCACCCATTTGTTCGCCAATAGGAATTCCAACATCCTTTTGCTTTTCCTGCTCAAGAAATGCTGCAATATCTCCAGCTTTTGATGCCCTTCCAATTGCTGTTGACATATCAGATTCTTCTCTTCCTTTTGCTACGCGTTGACGAAGTTCTTCCATCTTGAGCGCATCTTCTTCGGCCTTCATTGCTTTACTGGCGCGATATGCCCGAATGCTATCCATTTGCCAAGGCAAAGGAATAAGAGGATCGTTTGGATCTAGTGCCATAAATTATCCAATCTTTGAATCCATCCACTTGCGGATGATTGCCTTTATTTTTGGCTTGTTGCGTATTGATTCTGCAATTCTTTCTCCGTACTCAATGTAGAAGTTTCTCAGATTATCAGATGCCTTTGTAAGCATCCACTCCCTAAATTGCATCCATTTAGGATTGTCAATTCCGTAAACTTCGCGAGCAACCCAGCATAACAGTCCTGCACCAGCCAGCGCACCAAAACCACCAGCAAGATCCTTCACGCCTCCAGCGGCTGTTGCGAAATTCTGGAATGCATTTGGCTGCCTAGAGATCGCACCAACCTGCGCGCCGTAAGTGCTAGACAAATAATTGGCTTGAGAGCCATACAAGCTTGTAAACGCATTTTGCAATGCAACTGGAATCTCTGGATTTGTTGTCTGGTAGAAGTTCGCAGCCGTAGAAGGCTGTTGGTTGAAGCCACCAGGAAGTGCTTGATTGGCTTGGATGTAGTTCTGGAACGCACCTTGTTGCTGGGCTGTTCTGGCCTGCGACAAGTTTCCAATAGAAGGACCGCCACCAATAAAGTTAGCAGCTGCGCCTAGTCTGTTTTGACGCAATGCGTCACGGAACGCTATATCAGCTTTGAGCGCGTCACCAGTTGATAAGCCAGATCCAAGGAACTGCTGTGCTGCTCCGTAGCGTGCAAGCTTGCGTTGCTCACCAGCAGCACCAATCTGTGCGGCTTCTTGCACTGCTGGTCCAATACCAAAGATGTTGCCACGGGCAGTCTGCGCTGCTCTTGCGGCCTGCTCGTAGCCACGCCGTTCCTCCGCACCAATGGTCGATCCTAGGCGAAGCTGGTTAAGAGCCTCATCCTCGATGGTCTTGCGGATTTGCTCAGTCTCTGGCGTGGTCGTAGCACCAATTGGCTCAGTTGCCATCTGGCGATACTGCTGACCCAATCCAACCGCAGTGCGGTAAGAATCTGGATCAATCTGGTAAAGCTGTTGGGCGGCACGCTCTTCGGGTAGCTGTGCAAAACTGCGGAAAGATGTAATCTCCTTTAGTCCTTCTGGGCTTTCCAAGCCAATAGGCGTGAAATTCTTTTGCATATTTTGAGCTTCGGCAACTGCGCTGGTTACGCTTTTCAAGTCATCGTTTAGTTGCTTGATGAATGTTTCTGAAGATGTGCGTTGCGCTGAACCAGCTGGAAGATCGGCAAGAAGTTTATTAGCCGTAGCGAGTCGCTCATTGATTCCAGCAATCTGAGTGTTGCCACGCTCAATGACGTTATTTAGGCGGGATTGTTTTGATTTGTTGTAATCGTCAACGATCTGCTGATCGGATACCTGGAAGTTTAACATCGTGCCAAGATCAGATGATCCGTAGTTGCGGTCAGCAGAAAGTTGCGTCAAAGCTTGGTTGAAGGATTGTCCCGTTTGACCAGCAGTCGCACCGCCTCCAGAACTTAAAGAAGAAATTTGATCGGCCAAAGTATTGTATCTACCTTGTATGTTAATAAAATCATCAACTTTTTTATCTGTTCTTGTGCCCAATGCTTTTTGCGAATCAGAAATTGACTTTGCTAAAGACTCTTGTTCTTTATTTCCGTAGCTTAATAAATACTCAGACAATGGAACGCTTTTTGTGGACGCAAACATTTCCTCATTTGTCGTTATATCCTTTGACTGAATTTCACCGTTTTCATCTACAAAATATTCTTTGTATGTGATTGTGCCGCGACCTGGTTTTCCCGATTTAGGATTGTATGATGCCATTTTATTTAGTGCCAAGAGTTAAGTCTGGATTGCTAATGCTTGTTCCAATCGTTCCGTAGAAGTCCATTGGTCCTGGTTGGCGGTTCATTGCTACATTCTGCTCAACCGATCCGTATGGGCTAGTTCCATAAAGACGCTCGAATTGGCGGGTCATTTGATCGCCCAAACCACGGTTCAAGGCATACGCCTGGGGGCTTTGTTCATACGCTCTGCGCAACCCTTCCAGCGTCCTTTGTGGACCAAACTGACGCTCTAATTGCATTCCAGACTGCACGCCTTGCAATTGGTCTAAGGCCGATAGCTGGCGTTCTAGTGAGCGTTGCTGGGGCAGGTATTGAATACGAAGCTTATTCTCAAGTTGCGCCATCTCTGGAGCTTTCTCAATATAAGTCTCAATATTCTTTTTGTACGCATCTGCATTAGCCTGCGCTACCGCCGCTGGATCGGGCGGGGGAGGGGGTGCAGGAATGGATGGTCCGCCACCCATATTAAACCCTAGCCTTTCGCATAAATGTCATATAGTCGTAACTCCTTGGTTTTCCAGAACGATTAAAAGTGATCCGCTTGCGAGGACCGAAACGCTCCCAAAGGAGCAACAGCAAGCAATTCAATGATTTAGCACCCCTTGAGGTGATAGTCAAATCAACAAACACATTCTCGCCATCTTCGCTATGCACATAATGATTAGGCTCTTGCCCATCCTTTATGCACCTAGCCAAAGCCACGCCTGCAATACCATCCCTATCCTCAACAACGCCAACCATCCCCTGCTTCTCAAACCAGCCAAACCACTCAGCCAGGTTAGGCCACATAGCCTCTGGAACACTGCTTTTCTCAATGTACTCAATAGCCGTCATATTGTTTTTTGCGTCTCAATGGTATCGGGGTTGGCTGCTGCAATAATTTGACGAACCGAGAACTGGCCTGTGGCACTATAAACTTGAATTGCCAAATTGCGCCACTTCTCGTAATAGCGCAGATCGTTTGCAACTCTGTTTTGAGTTGTTGCCGTAAGCGTGGCTGGTATAACAAATGGCAAAACCAAAGATACCGTAGATGCGTCAATGTTTGAAAGCACGGCTACTGGAGAACTATCAGTATCGCGTTGGATAAGTACATCCACATCTTGCGAAAATGTCTTGTCAAAACTAACCTCGAAATGACTTCCGTGTTTATCCGCAAATGGATCTCCAAAAATAAATGATCGTGTTAATAGGAATGATTCGTAATAAGACCCAGCATCTTGGTAATCTGTTGCAACCGTATTGGCTAGAGTCTTGTATCCATTGTACTGACCAATCACTCCGTTTGACCTTTTCCCGTTTAATCTACGCCCCTGGGAATCAAAGTTAGTTTCCACAAATTGATTAACTGCAAATGTCCAGATACCCTCAAACGCCTGGAGGATTGTATTATAGACAATAATTTTGTCGCAAAGATCGCTTGCCTCTGTTGGTACGGATAGTATGTATCGGTTGTCGTTAAATATTGCTGAACTTGCTCCAATTGCGGTTGGGCTAATAGTAAGAATAACATCCTTAATAACCTCGCTGATTGGCAATCCAACTGCTGTAAAATCGTCTGCCACAGATCGGCTTAATGAGCGAATGCCATCTGTAGCCAAGAAGAATACATCTGAATTTACTTGTACCGCGCTTCTCTCGGCAATACATCCAGTTGTTGAACTAACTTGTTCAACCACCCAATCAGCCGCGCTGGTCATATCGGGTGGGATTGATATTTGATAAATCTTGGATGGCTTGAAAACAATTAGCCGATTTGCGTAGTAAGGTACAACGGCAGTAATCTCTTCCCCGTCAGCACCGCCAACGACAATGCTATTATTGGATGCCCAAACTGAAGCATCTAAAATGTCGGACGCATAAAGCGTGTTTCGATCAACTCCGCTACCAACGCCAAACAACCTATTCCCGCTAGTAACCAAAATTCGCAAACCAGAAGGAGGCGTACCTACGGTTGCTGTTGCTGTAGCACCAGATCCATTTCCAATGATCGTTACGGTTGGTGCAGTCGAATATCCAGCACCGCTATTTTCTGCAACGGTTACACCAGTTACTGCACCACCAGCGGTTAAAGTAATTAGCGTTGGTGACGTTCCGCCCAAGTCTGGACCAGTAACGCTTGCCGTGGCAGATGTGTAGCCAGTGCCAGCGGTTGTCACGGTGATTGCACGCAGCTTCCCGCCTTGCCGTTTTACTGTTGTTCCATCCCAAAACATTAAAGGTCCAACTCCGTCACAGATATATTCCAGATCATTGAACTGCGCCATATTAACTTTGTTAGTGATGGTATTTGAATAACCAGTTTGCCAAGTCCTGGTTACTGCGCTCCAGGTCGAGGTTGTGGTTGACCAAACTTCAAGGGCTGGTTGCAAGGTTGCTGTGCCAGCATTACTAATTGAGCTTAATCTTCCGTTTGCAACAGTAAGCAACTGCTCGTTTGCTGATGTGTCGTAATAAGCCAAGCCACCAACAGATGAAGTTCCGCAGGTGGCAGCAGTAGCAAAATTGGCAAATCCATATCGAGTCTCAATTCTTCCCCTCGGAGAGATGGTCATATTCTGCATCTCTTGCACTTGATTTTCAGCCAAGAGATCGGCCTGCAATCCGCTAGCTTGCCCACCAGTAAATTGACGTATGCCGTCAAAGGCAAGCACGTCATCGGTTGCGTCTGTAAAGTAAGGCATAAGATTTGCCCCTTTTAAGCTGAGAACATTTCTTCTATTGTGAGTTCCCCAAGGCTTACTGGTGTAATTTGTTTTACGCCTCCAACTTGACTTAACTCATAGTTGGCCATACTCGCAAGATCCGAGTTTGCGGCTTGAGTTACAACTTGTGCCTTGCCGTATTGCCGTTCTCTCTCAAGCGCATCAGCGTGAGTCAAGGCCAATACAACGTGATTAACGTGAGGCAAACGAAGTTCATCGTTAATGGAGTTGCTGGATGGAGGAAAATCTACAACGTAGTTATTGCGGGTTAGGCAAGACAATTTTTCTACAACGCGAAGGACGGTTGTTCCAGCCGTTGCAAGTCTTGGATATAGATCAAGCTGTGCGACTCCAGATGTGTTACGACCAGTAAAGTGATATACCTGGGGATCGCCAGTTCTTGTGTCCTCAAGCAGGTCTGAATCTTGGCTTACAATCGTTGCTAAATCAATTGGGTCAACCTCGTTCTTGTCATAAGCCACCGAAAGAGGAGTCTCAACATTTGTGCCAAGAGTAATTGTACGGCTTGTTCCAACTGAATAGGTGGAGCTAGTGACACTCTCCCTCCAAGGTGCAAAGTTCCAAACACGCCGATAGTTCAGCGATGCAGACTTTTGCAGAAAAGCAAGAGTGGTTGCGTCCGTTTTACCAATCTTCTCGCCTGCGTATTGGGCTATTTCAGATAGAGTCATTCAGCACCTCAGGCCAGACAGACTTAATTTCTTCGGGCGTAGTGCCTAGTATTTCAATTAAAGTCACATCTCTCAAGGATTGTTTTTTGCCAGCGATCTCTATTTGTTTTGCTTGATCTCCAGATTCAACAGAACGCATAAAATCAATATCGAGCGAGGCAAGCTTGGACTTCCTGGCTTCGCGCCACTTGTTCTTCCAGATTGCCTTGGCCTTATCTGCGTTGAATTTAATTCCTCCGCTTACTTCAAGAGCGTCCCTAAATGTCTGGTCTTTTGGAAGTTCGGAGTTATCGATAATGATATATTCAACTCCAGCCTCTACATTTGCAGAAGCAAACTCAGTAATCTTTGATTCATTATCAAGAACTGGAATGATTACTCCAAGACTTCCAGCGTTATTGTATGCAATGATTTTAGCCATATTATGCTCCAAATACTAAAACTGAAATAAAATCTAAATTTGTTTTAACAGCACCAGCGGTTGATGCGATTACTCTCAATGATGTTGCCGAACTAATATCGGTCACAACAACATAATTGAATGAAGATGATAAATTTCCATCAGCAGAAAATGCCATTCCAGTTCCAATGCTTGTGTTGAAATTAACAGTATACTCGCCAGTAGCTCCGTGGCTAATTGAGTGAACATTAAATGAGGATCGAATAACATCGGTTGATCCATTCCAAGATGCCCAACCCTTCGCAACCCTACTAGCAACATTTGTGGATTCGCTTGTGCTTGTTGATAGCGCATCAAAATAAATGCTGTTTGTTCCGACAGATCCGCCGCCAGCAGCCGTGCTAACAGATGTTACCAGCCCCTTGGCGTTAACTGCTACGATTGGATAGGAGGTTGCGTCACCATACGTTCCAAGCGTAACGCCACTTGTTGCAAGCGTTCCAGTTCCCTGGCTGATTGTAAAGTCACCAGCAAGGGTTGTTGATAGATTGCCAATCGTTCCAGTTGTGCTGTTAAATGTAGCAATCGTTCCAGTTGTGCTGTTCAGCGTGGCAACTGTTCCAGACGTGAATATACCAGCAGTGCCAGTTGTAGTGCCTGCGGTTAGCGTGGGGATTAAACCAGTTGTGATTGTTCCGTTGGTAATCGTTGCTGCTGTGGATGTGGTTGTTCCAAATGTACCAGTAGGAATTAAGGCAGTTGTAATTGTTCCGTTTGTAATTACTGCATTGGTGCTAACCGTGCGATTTCCAGTAGCCGTTCCATAGGTAAGTTGCTCGGCAATGTTAGCGTTTGTAAACGTCCCGCCAGTAAGCGTATCGTTTAATAACTTTTGAATCGTTACCTTGTTAGCCGCACCACTGCTACCAGCATCAGTATCGGCAATAAGAAGCAAATCAGCCGTACTTACGGTAGCAGCAATTGAGGTTTGATCTGCAATAACACCGCTATAAATATCCAGCAGTCCGATTATATTGTTTAGCTTTGCGCCCGTTACCGTATCGCCATCGGCAAACGATTGACCCGTATTAAATTTAGCCATATTAAGCTGTAAACCTCAGTGCGGTTGCGTATAGCGTGCCTGCTGGAGTTGTGCCGTGGGAAACTATATCTGTATTAAGTATTACATATCGAATCGTATCTGTCGATTCAACCCTAAACGAAGGAATTAGCCTTTGGGCTAAGGTAGCGTTTGTGCCTGTGCTTGAACCAATTGATGTAAGCCCACCAAAGACAATGTCTCCCAAGGCTGCACCTGTTACTGCGAATGTTCCTGTTGTAACATTTGATCCAGCCGTTGCTGAGTCTAGGTCTTGAAATGTAGAGCCAGTAAACGCTGCCGTTCCATAGGATACTTTTGTAAGTATTGGACCTGCTGAACCACCGACCTCAAGGCTTCCGACTGTTACCAAACCAGTATTGTTAATGGTCGTGGATGCAATCGTGCCTAGCGTGTTTGTGCCAGTAGAAGATGTGAAGCCAGTAGCAAAGGTGGATACACCAAGGATGTTGGGGATTGTTGCCGTTGAAATTGTGGCTGTTGAAATTGTGGCTGTGCTGATTGTTGCTGTGCTGATTGTAGCAGTACTGATCGTGGCTGTGCTAATAGTGACTGTTCCAATTGTAGCCGTACCAGTAGTAGCAGAGATGCTTGAGCTAAATGTCGCAACCCCAGTTACACCCAGGCTGGATGATAATGTGACTGCGCCAGTAACAGCCAGACTTGAGGATAATGTAGTTGCGCCAGCAACGTTTAGCGTTCCAGTAGACCTAACTCCAACAGTAGAAAGCTCTAGCGCACTTGCAGTATTATCGCCATCAGTAATGGCTTGTAGCGTACCGTCTATCCCGCCCAAGCCATCAGTTTTAAGCAACTGCGGATAGCTGGTCTGGATAGTTTGTGTTCCAAGTGTGGGCATTTAGTCTCCTAGTTAGAAAGGCGGTTTTTGAGGACATCCCAGGCCATTGAGCAAGCAAGCCCTATTAGCCCAGCTACAGCCAGAACCTTGGTCCGAAGGTGTTCTAGCGCACTCAATCTATTAGCAACATCCCCGTGAAAAGCAAGTGACTTTTCTATCATAGCGTAAAGCTGAACTTGACGCTCCTCCATCCTGGCTAGGCGGATTTCCATACTCCAGACTTGCTCATCACTCACGGCTTAGTTGCCCCCAAGTCAGATGCAGCACCCATATCAGAATATACTGGAAGCTGGTTATTATCAACCTTGCGTGGAGAGCAAGAGGCAAAGGCAAGGCAGAGAATTACTAGCGGAATGTTCATCAAGCAGCGGTGATGGTGAGAAAGTTCATTGTGTCAATTAAATAATAATTTTAAGAATAAAACAATGTTCCAGTTGGGGCTTGTTCATCAGAGCCATTTATTGATACCCAAGTAATTAAATCAGGGGATGAATATGTATTATCTTCAAAAATAGTATCTTCTATTTGCCATTCCGACCCAATCCAATAAATTGAATTGATAGCAGTACTATAAAGTCGTTTTCCATTCGCAGAAGAAACCCCATCCCAAACATAATAACCATCAGATGTGATTGTTCCAGCACCTTCAATAAGCACCGCCGTTGGTTCGGGTGCAGCTACACCACCAATCTTGCGGATATTTTGCGCCCCTAATCCTAGAGATAATCTTGGCATAAAATCACAATGCAATCAACCGCCAAGGACTTGAACCTTTGGCGTGTTGACTACTTGAATCATTAACCAGCTATGTAGCCGATCACCTTGCCAGTTCCAGCCGTGTAGCTGTTAAACTCGCCGTAGATGATGTTGCCCGAACCAATCGTGATGCCAGTAAGAGTACCATCGAATTTACCGCTGATTGTGCTAAACGTGGTATTCTCAAGCATCTGGATCGCCCAGTAGCCAGCAGTAGCTGTTCCTTGTGTCCCTACGGAGAATCCGTATTGACCTTGGAACTTATCTAATGCGCGGGACATTAGCTATGCAGGGCAATCCGATAGGATGTGCCGTTAAGAGTCACGTTCAAGGACGCAGGGGCGGTTGCAACTGTGTTGACAGTACCACCGCTGGAGCTTGCCGTAAACTCAATGACGTTAGCGAAGTTAGAGCCATCAATACGGACGGCTTTATTCTTTGCTTTAATTGGACTTCTCTGAAACTCACTAGCCATATTATTTTCTCCTTATAGCCGCACGTTTGATGCTATCTGGCGTGTACTGGCTTCTGAATCTACTGCCAAGCTTTTGTTCCTGGCGATAGTACCCCTTCATCAAGTTTGTTTGATTGACTCCCAGCGGGTTGTCGAGGGGTTCGCCAACCCCCACCAGGCTCAATCTTTGAGGAACAGTGAATCTTTTAAGGTAACGAGGGACAGAATCCCTTTCGGCCACAGCCTTTTCCAGTTCGACAACTTTCCCATTTCTGGAGTCCTCGTACTGGTAAATAGGCATTAGCTATAGTTTTCCTTATCCGACTCCTCTGCCATCTTCATCATACGGTCTTCTTCGGACTCTTCGGGTTCTGCGGATTCTTCTTCGGATGATTCAGCCATAGCGTTGTTTACACGCACCATAGCCACGCCACCTTCGATTTTCTCCACTACACCTTCCAGTTCCACCATATCTCCAGCTTCTGGTGTGGCGTTTTCTTCGCCTTCACCTAGCTCGAACATAGAGATCGGCAATTTAACCAATCCTTCTTTCATAGCTGGCTTCTCCTTGGTGGAAGAGGCTGGGGAGGTTTTACCCTCCCCAGCTTTCCGAGGACCCATAGCGATTACTAGGGTTCCCATTTAATTATTAGCTGTAGTTGGACTTCGCAACGATGACTCGGAAGAACCGAGGATCGAGTTGCTTGGCCGCGTAGAACGTCTTGAAGGACGCAATGACGCGCTGGCCGTAGGGGTCCGACTTGTCGGCTGCATCGAGGATCGTGACCTTCGGAGCGAAGGGCGAGCCAGAGGCTGCGAGGGCTGACAAGCTAGGCACACCAAACGCACCACCACCGAGGAGGACGTTGGCATAACCAGCGGCATTCGCCGTGGCGGCATCAGCGATACCAGCAGCAGCGGTTGCAAAGGTCTGGACGTTGGTCGAAGAGATGACCGACACGCCAAACAATTTGCCAGTTTCACCTTTGAAGATTTGGTCGGCTGCCGAGTAGCTCGACACCTTCAACCAATCATCGTCCTGCTGTAGATCGCGGATAACGGCAGGATGCGCGACAAGCGCGTAGCCGTCCTTGATCTTAGGAGCGCGAGCGATGAACAACGAAGTCGCACCATCGAGCAAGTCGGTGGCGGTCATTGCGCTGTTAGCAACTGACGAGGTAGCCCAGGTCGTGCCGTTAGTGCCGTTTTGGGCATAACGAGCGTAGGACTTGGTGGCTACACCAGTACCAGTGCTGGTCGAGGAATCCTGCACCAACGCGCGGTGACAGAGGGTGTCAGCGTGGAGGGCGGCATCTTCGCCAAGTTGTTTAGTGGCCTGCGCCAGGTGCGAGAACAATTCGGTAGCAAGAACAACATCGGTTAGGATGATTTTGCTTCCGTACTGTACCAGCGTGGCTTCAACCGAGGACAACGTGAGATCACGCTCGTCACCAGAAGAAGGAGTCGTTCCTTCCGACAAAGCGGAGATCGCAGAGATGCTGGGATCACCGAAGCGGAAGAACCGAATCGTTTTGTTTCCACCCGTTTTGGTCGGGTAGGGGGCTTTCATTGCGAATTGCTCCATCTGAAGCAATGGGATTGCACGTTCCAATAACGCCTTCGAGAAGTACGTCTGGAACTGTGCGCTGACTGAACCAGTAGTTACCATATAATTAAGTATCCTTGTTTGTTATGACTACTCAACCTCTGTCAACTTCGCTTGCCATTTTCATCAATTCACGTTC